GCTTATGGTGAGCGACCGTTGCATCAATAACTATGGTTCGCTAGGCTTTCAGACGTTCCTTAGCAATCAGGCTTTTTCTTTGACGGATCGAGATAAGCTTGAAGCTCTGCTAAAAGTTAATGCTAAAAAGTACCCACAATGTGAAGGCGTTTAACGCCTAGTTTACAGAATAAGAAGGAATGAACTTATGAAAAACCAAGAAAACCAAAAGGCTCAAGGGTCTTCATTTAATCACTTTGCAGGATACAGCATTTTCGGTCTCGGTATGCTGGTGCTTGGGTGCTTCTTTATGCACGCCACGATCGCCAACGGTTTTATGACACCGCCAACACCACTTGATGCACAGACATTTCAGTGTCAAGAGTTAGGGCGACGCTCTAAAGGCTTCCCTGAAGCTTATGAGAACCTTCGTAAAGGTGGATGTGGAATGCTTAAGCCCTATCGTGATGCTTTCTCTGATGCTCCCCCAGTGCCTTTGAAGCTTGAAACAACGGAGGCATCGAACACGCAGGGAAAGCCGTAGCCCACCATAGGGCGAAACCAACTAAGCCGAAACCAAGTGCAGGTTATGAGGCTTCACCAGGCTATCGACTCGTAAGAGCCAAGCTGGTTTGGAAGCTAGGCGAAGCAGAAGGCACACGCCTAGCAAAGGTTGCTTACGATAGGGTCTTATGGCATCAAACCCAAAAGACAAAAAGCACAATTACCTTGACGATGTGGTACACGATTGTCAATCACAAAGAGAATGCCCAGTGGCGATTTGATGCCACAAATCCAAACTACAAAAGGGATAAAAAGGGCAATTTCTTTCGTGATAAAAAAGGTCGCAAGATTATTGAGTCTTGGGATTGTGGAATCGGTCAACGCAATATGCCTTACTGTACTGCTGAATCCTTTGATCCTGAAAAGGGCATCATTGCCAGCATCGACACCTTAGCATATAAGAACCTTAAGTTTGCCAATAAAGACATTTGGATGACCTTCAAGCGTTACAACGGAGGAGGACCCCAAGCGACCGAATACGCCAATGGGTGTATGAGATTTTATAACCAGTATATGAAAGGAGCTTAACGGATGAATGAGTGGAAAAATGTGCTTTTAATAGCATCAATTGCTGGACTATTTCACGTCTTTTGGAGCTACTCACAAGGGCTTGGAATAGAGGCTATTGCCGTGTGTGCATCGTCCTCCTTGTTGTTTTTCCTAGCTTTTGTCTACCTTGATTTAAAGAAAGGAGCTTAGCATGGCTGAAATTATGCAAGATGTTATTGTCGATTTGGAAACACCTATTTTGACCATTATGAACAATGGAGAAATTAAGAACATTAGCAAAGCATTTATTGTGATTCCTGATAAGTTCGTAGTACATACAACTCGTGGGTCTTTTGTAGGGAAACAAGCGATCAAGCGTGTGCGTAAGCTCTTTGAGACAGAGAGTTTAAAAGGTTTAAAGCTTAAAGGTTTTACAGTATCACCCTACTCAAACAGAAGGGGTAATCGTAGAAAATGCTTCATTCCAAAGTGTTTAGATATGTCTGTTATTAAGATTAAACTAAGCTGAAAGGAGCTTAATATGACACCGTTTTTAATTGTAGTTATCGGTTTTCTGATCCTCCTCCCCCTTGTAGCGTGGCAAGACGAAAAACGCCTAGCTAAACGGCAAGGGCGACCACTTCTCGGCGTGAAAGAAACGCTTGCCGTGTTAGAATTGGGTTTCCAAGAAGGATTCTTTGAAAGGAAGGAAAGATGATGCCATTTTTTGCACATGCTAATGGGGCTTTTTATTGTAGTGATTATGCACCTTATGATGAAAGGCATGATAAAAAAAATGGACGGTTTACTAATAATTACTTGAACTGTCATATCATCACATTTGAAACGCTCAAAGAATTATTAGAAGCAAGCACACCGTTAAGCCCTGTAAGTGTGGTCATTGAAAGATGCGAAGACGATGCTTTAGATGCGGTGCTAGAAGGTAAAGCAGTTACTTACTTAATTGGAACAAAAGAAGGATTATGTTGTACTCCAATAGCAATGATAGAATACCAGCTTCCACCAGTCTTATTTATCGAAAAACTTGGTTATAAAAAGTATCGTGTAACTAATTTTGAAAGGAAGGAATAATGCCAGTTTACGAAGTGGTTGTTTATGTCGAGGCTGATTGCCTTGAACACCTACACGACATCTTGGAAAGTGTGGAAATGGATTATGACGAAGACAGTATTAGAGAAACATAGAAAAGGAAACGAAATGATGCCTACATATTTAGTTGATGCCCCAGTTGTGGGAGGTAATACACACGAAAATAAAATTGGAAGAGCTTCTATAGAAGTCGAAGCGGATTCACCTGAACACGCTAGAGAACTCGCAGGAGAAATATCTACAGATGAATGGGATATTGAAATGGAGTGGGGTTTGGATATTGACGACGCCGATATTACGGAGGTTGAATAAATGCGTAGACCTATGACACTTGGCAATGGGACGGTCGTCCTAGACGCTGACAAAATAACCGACTTTGACGTAATGGGCGATATGTTGACGATTGAGCATGAGTACCAAACGCACTTGCACTTCCCCGACAAATCTGAAAAAGAAATCCTGCAAGAGTTTGTCTTTGCGTGGGACAAAGCCCTGAACCCACCGATTAAGGTAACGCAAGCGGTGCTGGATGCTATGGACAAAGTGCCTGAAGCTAATTATAAAGTTCAGAATAGCGGACACTATACGGAATGTTATTATGATACTCACTGGGGACAGAAACTTGTTGACCGTAAATATATTCCAAGAGGAGCATGGGTTTACGAAAAAGTAAACTACCACGAAACAGGAGTAGACATCTTTGACGCAGAGCTACAAATCGGCGACTACATCCAAGCCGATTGCCCCTTGGCGTTGCAAGTGTTGTTACAGTTTAATACAGAAGGAGAGAAGTATGCCTAACGAAATAAGACCCTGCACGTTGTGGGGACAGACGTTTGATGCAATAGGGGCGAGCGTTCTGCCAAGCGGGCGAGATATGGGAGTATACACCAAAGACAACAGAGTTATTCGCTTTGAGTTTGCCACTCGTGAAGCCCTTGAAATTAGCTACATGGAAGCTATAACCACCATAGCCAACGCCCTCAACTCCCCTGTGCTGGCGAAGGAGGAGGTGCTGGCAGGGTTGGAATACAAAGAGGTGATTGGATACTGTGACGCAGGCTTGCAACACAGTGGAGTTGTTGGTAACTTCGCAGGCACTTGGAAGCTAAATAGAGGAAGCTGGGGGCTTATGGATTTTGGCTTGGAAGATTGCGGAATATACAAAGTCAAAGCCAAAGAAGACGACCCCAAAACAGCCGAGTACCTACGCCAGTTCACGCTTGACGGTGTGCGGATTAAGGAGGGTGTGTAGGTGGAATTATATACAATTTTCGTAGAAGATAAACGAGGTTTTGATGACAGCTTCTTTATAGACATAATAGATGGTCATGCAAGGAGAGCGGAAGCCAGAGCTAGGCAAAGTGCTAATGAAGACGGGTGGCATTTAGAGCATATTAAGACCACAGCTCTGTTGACAATCGAGCATTGGCGTGGTTTATCTGTAAGTGAAAACCTTAGGGATGAATACATGGAACGGATGATGAAATTTGAAAGTTGGTTAAATAATGCCTAAGTTTGAAGCAGTTGTACGCTATGCTGTGCAGGGTTATCAGTTTGACACCTTGCAAGTGGAGGCTTCTAACCAAGAAGAGGCGGAGCAAAAAGCACTATGCTTTGATTATTGGAGTGTTAAAAGACGGACTCTCAAAAGCTGAAAAGACTTTTGATGATTTTATTCGTGATGTTAGCAAGAAAGGAAACTAAAATGCAAGAAATTATAACCAAAATAATGGAGAAGTTACACTTCCCAACGAAAAACGTGGAGGCGTTAGTGGCAAGTCTTGAGACGTGGGATATTCAACGCCTGCTTGCCTTGTCTGTAATGACCAACGATACAGAGATAGTGGCGTATCGGATTGACCACCATGTTTTTATATTGGATCCTGAAAAAGAGAAAATCACTCTTCTTTCAGAATGGCGTACCTGCTCGCTAGGCTCCGAGCTGGTGGCAGGATTGAAAGGCGGTGAAGGGTGAAAATCTACCAAATTAAAGACGAGGCAAGCTATGAAAAAGCTTGTAGTAAAATCTACGACTTAATGCAACTTGAAAGCCTTACGGATAAGCAGGGCAAGACCCTAGACAAGCTAGCTAAAGATGTGGAGCTTTACGAGGCTTATGAGGAGCTGAAACGTCTTAAAGAGTCCCTTAAAAGTGCGGAGGAAGACATCCGAACGGTTGAAGCACTAGAGGGAGTGTCAGAGGCTAGAAAAAACTATTTATTATGGGAAGCAAGAAAAAGACGCACCACTATTCTTCGCCAGTTCGTACTTGCACACCATGAATTAGCAGAAATCAAGAAAGGCGGTGAATGATGTTTACAAATAAAGATTCCCTCAAGATGATAGGGATGTTTCTTTTACTTTTGTTTATCGCACCAGTGCTTGCTTATGGCTTTATGGCATGGTGTAAGCTATTATTGTCATGGCTAGCATTTTTGCCTAAAGTTGGTTAAAATAAAAGCAACGCACGCACCCGACCTCTCGAAGAAGTAGAAAAGGGTGCGTTTTTGTTTTAATAAGGCACATCCCGATCCGCTCCCTTGTCGTTGTGGACGAAGCCCTTTGCACGGTTGATGCCTAAGCCACCGACCCAAAACTTCTTATAGAGCAAGTATTCGTAAGAAGTGGGGAGGTCGCCATTTGTAAACTGCCAGTCAACCGCAAGCCCTGTCATGTGCCAAGACTTGGAAGCTCCACCAATACGCTCGTTGTGAGAAGGTACACGAAGCCACGAGGTGACACGCATAGGGCGTTTCCAATACGCCCTAGCTTTTTCCATTTGTAACGCCATGAGGTAGGCGTTGTCAAGCATCGCCCTTGTCGTCTGTTGCCACTCACTAGGGAACCCTTCTCTATCGGGGCGAATCCCTACGAACACTTCACCCCATTTAAAGTTGGTTGTAATGTTTCGATTCACCAGTAGGTCGTAGTCCTTTGACTTGATGAGCGAAAAGGCGGATGCGACGGCAAGTATATTTTTAGCGTTCATTCCTTGTCTCCAGTTTCTTTTTCCCAGTCCACATTTCGCCACCGCTTTATGTTTGATTCGGCATCGATGAAGTTTGAAAAATTACCCATGAAATGATCGACGGTATTCTGTCTAAAGAAAGCTCCGTCGTTGTAAAGCTCAACTTGGAATGTGATAATGCTTGTGTCTTCCATTATGATTTTACCTCTAAAATTATATTCAAGCATGGCTTCATTGTTATTTTTGGCGTGAAATTACATTTAATACTTGTGAACCGTGTTACCCTCAATCCAATAATGAGGGCGTGGGGTGCGTTGAACTACTCGATTTTCTCGAGTGGTTGCTTGTATTGGTATCAATCCACCGATGAAAAACAAGGTGATTGAGATGCCAAGCATAACGAACATGGGGGTGAAGTTCATAGTGTCCTCCTAAAGAAAAGGGGCTATGGGGAAGCCCCTGCTTTCTCTCTATAATCACATATCACACATATCACACTAAAACTTTAAAAGCTTCAACGCATTGACGACGGCTTTTAAAGCAACATCGTCAAAAGGATTTTTCGTACTTTTCACGATGTCATCCCCAAACTCTTCAAGGGCGTATAACGCCAATTTTAAAACAGCGTTCCAAAACATAATCAATCCTCCAATAGGTTTTCTAAACTAACACAATCCTTATGGTGCAACAACATAAATCGCATAAAGGCTTTAAGCTTTTTCATTTTTCCCCTTTTTTGCTTTTGGTATTGTATCCTCTTTTAGTGACTTAAACAAGCCTTTTAAGTAGCCAATCTCTTCTTTCAGGGAAAATAGATCCTTGCGTAACACAACATTTTCAGCTTGGCACTTCTCGTTACTTTCTTTTAAATCACGCTTTACTTCTGAAAGCAAGTCGTTTTGTCGCTTCCATAAAACAGTTACGACTGTACCCATAATGGTTAAAGCACTAATAAATAAAGTCTGGTCAGCACTGGTCACATGAATAGCCCCCATTACACGCCCTCCTCAACAGGCAAGAAAGGCTTAATCTCGTCGATAGGAACAACTGAAAATTGAGCTAAAACATCGAGGGTTAAATCCTTTATGATGTGGTGAAAGATACCACCGTCTTGTGCTTCTGTGAGTACATCTGCACAAAGGAACATCCGACCGTCTGTTAAGGGCATGGCTTGAATCAGATTCTTATTGTTTTCAGGTGTAACCTCACTAGCCATTTGAGCATAGGTTTCTTGACTAAACACTAAGGCGGTATTCCGTAAGTCTTGAGGGATACCCTCACTAAACACAACCCCTATCATCTCTTGAATTGTTGGCATGGTCTTCTCCTAAAAGGCTGTTGAAATAGCAGTCATTAAGTTAGTAACGGCGGTTTCTAGTTTAGCTAGATCGATTGATGTTCCTAGTGAGTAGAAGGCGATGCGTTCCGCCGTTAATAATTGTGGACTTCCTGCATTGTTCGACCCAAAAATAAAGTAATTAAGATTCATACTGCTATTGCTGTTTTGGGTAATAACAACATTGGCACTTTCGGACCGAATGGTAAAGTTAGCAGAACTTGCTCGTGTCAAACCGCAAAATGGGGATGTTCTTGTTGCACGAACTGTCCCTTGAATAGCCCCATTACGACTTCTGACTCGTGTATCTGTTTCTAGTTGTGTATCCCCACTATTAAGGAATCCAGTCCCTAAAATAAACCCACCCCCTGACCCAATAAGCCTTGTCGCATACCCTGAAACGTGATAATTATTAAGTGGGTCGGCTGAATCTAGCCTATTTGAATTAAGATATTTAGTCGTCGCATTGCCCAACAAACCAGTCTTTCTATTATAATCCCCACCAACAAAGTTGACGTTTGTAGGGGCTGTACCCACCAAAGGAACTAAAGCACCACTTAGTGTTCTAGCCCCTGCAAGGATACAAGAGGCGTTAATAGCCGTCCAAATACCTTGTGCTTTACAATACACAACAAAGGAATTGATAGCGTCTTTTACACCTGTTTCAAGTGAGGCACTATCCGCTGTTTCAACGGCTGTAATGTAGGCTTGAGCGTCTGTGTCGTAGCCTCCACCACCACCGCCTCCGCCTGAAAAGCTAAAGCTTTGTGTAAATGAAAAGTTAAACGCCATTGACTCTCTCCCTCAAGCTTTACATTTTATTAACAGTATAGGATAGTTTTGCAAGTGATGCAAGGGTATGTTATAATAAAGTTAAAATGCGTTTTAAAGGAGGAGCTATGAGAGTAAACGAGTATCCTATTCAGGATGTGATGAAGCATCTCGGCATCAAGCAAGAAGGCGGACGCTTTGAACACCAGTGCGATGAAACACTTGAACTAAAAGGAATCGCAAACGCTTACTTCTATAGCAATAATACCTTTTACTGCCCTTCATGCTTTAAGCTTGGTAACAATAAAACACTCATTGAGGATACCAAGAAGTTTAAAACAGAAAGAGAAGTGAATCACTGGGCGTTACAATACTTTAATGAGTATGAAGTATCCCCACTCCTTAGTGTCAACACTGGTGACTTCATAACACAACTCGGCAAAATAACTGCTCATTCTATGTCTGCATTATCAGATAGTCTAAAGACTCAAGAATGGCTCAAGTCTAAGTATGGTTTTCTCAACGAGGATATTATTTCTTTCCAGCTTGGCTTATTGACCGATACCGTCCTGCATAATACCTCTGATGACATTGTGAAGCTTTACAACTTAAAAGATGCTATCGGATCTGTCACGCTTCCTATTATTTATAATGGGGACGTGGTAGCCATTAAGCTATTCTCCACACGCCATGATTCCAAAACGCCAGCAAGTCTCATAGGTGACTTAAAGGGGTTTGCTATCCCGTGCTTTAATTACACAACTGCCAAGCAAAAGCTTAATGAAGATATTGAAAAGGTCAGGAAGAATAGCCTACAAGAAGCAAACGTCCTGCTGGTCTGTGAAACTGAATTAGATGTACTTGCCCTTCGTAAGTTTTGCAACATCGACACTGCTATTGCCTTGCCCTCTCTCCAAAACCACACTCTTGAGCAAAGGAAGCAGATCGTCGAACTAGGGAGCTTGGCAAACGATACCATTATTTGCTTTAATAATATAGCAAAGTCTAAAGAAACCGCTGAACAACTCGCTCAAAACCTTTTAAATCTTGGAAGTGACTTCAAGGTTATGAGCCTTCCTAAAGATATGGATACCATTAGCGAAGGGCTTCAAAACGCTATCAACTCGGATGCTTTTATTGAAGAGGTAAGAAACAAGCTCTATTATGGCTACTCTTTCCTCTCCGAATACATTGAAGAGCAACGTGGCAACCTTACAGTGGATGCCGTCATCAATCGAATATGCGAATGGATAGCAAGACTCCCTTCATCATCTACAAAGCTTTATACCACACAACTTGCTAACATTCCTAAGAAATCAGATTTTTTCGTAGACAAGGCGTTTCGCTCACGATACTTGGTTGAAGAGAAGGTCGCCAATAGTCGCATCATTCAAATGAGGCGTAACTTTGGCAGAAATGAAGAATCTGAAATTGTCATGTCTGATGACAACAACGAGGGGGTGACTCGTTTCTTCATGCAGGATTACTGGTACGATATAGAAGAGCAAAATCTTAAAGCTCAAAAAACTATCTACACTAAGGTCAAGCAGGTGAGGCGTGACGGCACAGAAGAGCAAGTCTGCTCGGTTCGTGTACCTGTTACTGTTAGAGCCTCTGCAACGAACGCTGGGGCTATGTCGTATAGCTTTTTCCCTATTGAGCCAATCTATCTTGACGAATACGAGAAAGGCTTTCTTGCTCCTTATGACTTGGCAGGCTCCGCTCCACAATGGCAATTAGACGGCAATAGTCCTTACACGTTTAGATCCTTCCTAGAGGAAAAAGGAAACGTCTCTGTTGATGCCTTGAAGTTGTTTGAAGACATTAGAGGCGTATTGCATGACTACTACTACTTCAAAGACCCTAATTATGCGGACATTTTAACCGCCTTTGTTATGATGACCTACGTTTATATGCTTGTAGATTCAGTCCCCTACCTCCATATTAAAGGCTCGGCTGGTAGTGGTAAGTCTCAACTGGTTGACTTGCTCCAACAAATGACGTTCAACTCTGAAAAACTGGTGAACGCCAATAGTACCCACATTTACCGCATCGTTCACAGTAAAAGATGCACCCTGTTTATGAATGAAGAAGAGCATCTTAACAATTCACAAAACCTAAGAAACACAGACATCTTGCCAATCCTTAAAGACTCCTACTCTAAAACAGGGGGGGAAGTGCCACGGTTTGATGACATCAAAGGAAGCAATTACAAAGTGACTCGCTACAACGCCTACTGCCCTAAAGTGTTTTCAGGGACTAAGCCAGTCGAGAAGATTCTTGCTACAAGAGCCATTGTTATTGAAACCGCAAAAGTCCCCCCTGAAAAACTAAAAGGGATGAAGGACTATAGCCTTAACAAGATTTATCTCGAGAGCCATTTTCAAGACATCCGTAACCGCTTAATGATTTGGTCACTCACACAGTACCATACCTATTTCAACAACTATCAGTCAGGCTTACAAGAGCTAAGGGATGAAAAAATCGGGAACCGTGACCTTGATGTATGGTCGCCTATTTATGCGTCTTTTGGAACCGTTGGACTTGAAGAAAGAGGCATGGAGATTATCAATGATATATCAGGGCGATCCGCCGAGAAAGCAAAGCTCGATAAAGAGAACTCGGACTTTGCTGAAATAAGCCAGCTTATCTATGACCTAGTACACGAGTTCAAAACAACAAATGGCAACAAGCCTTGTGCTGGCGGAAAGGGGCTTGCTAAGAATTATCTAGGCTTCTTCTTCGCTCAAGGCAAATGCTGGATGAATAAATCTTTATTCGATAAAAACTTCCCAATCGTTTTAAAAGAGAGATGCCCTACTAACAAATACTCAAATGTTTATTATACGAATCAACGCCCCTTTTGGACGAATATCGGATACCTGCTTAACCGTAAGTATCACTCGGATGTCCCTGAAGTGGGATACAAAAGAAACAGAAGCACCTATCAAATAGACCCTGACAGTTTCGACAAGGTCATAAATGATTATCATATAAATATCTCTGATGACAATAAGATGTTTAGCGACTTGTGTGGCTAGGGGCAGATTTGAGCAACTAAAGTAAACACACCGATTACAGCATTTGAACGTAAGTTTAAGGCTTCCTTGTAACCAGTGTTAATAAATGACCCTGTAGATTCTGTGCGTTGGGTTGCACTCAATACCGTAGACCAAATCTCGTTAGAAGCAGTCGCCCCTGAACCACTGAATATGTCTATAACGGCTGTGCCTGTAGGAAATGAGAAACCAATGACTCTGTAGAAACCAACATCTAAAGCAGGCAATAGCAAAAAGTCTGCCCCTGCGTTTGCGGTGTCGTGTGTGACAAAAATAGTGATTTGATCACCTGCCACTTTTTTAGAGGTAACTGCGTTCGGCATTGTCTAATCTCCTATAGTTTACTTAACTTTCTAAAATGGCTTGTACGGCTTGCTTTAAAGCCTCTAGTTGTGCGTTTCCGTTGGTTTCTATGCGACCAACAACTACTTTCGCTACTTCAACCTGCCCAGCGTTTAAGGCTGTGGCAATCTGCCCCGAATAAAGCAATAGATCCGCTTGGGTCTCATAGTCTAGCGAAGCAATTAAACCAGTCAACTCTACCAGCTTTTGTTGGGGCGTTTTAGGCAAGGTGATTACTGCTTCGCTGTAGCCTTCAAGAGAATCTGCCTCAACCAGCGTTTCATTATCGCCTAGCTCCCAGTCTGCTTCCACCATGCGAAAGCCTGTGTAGGTGGCATTGTCTTCATCGAAATTAGTAAATGCGTAAAATGGCATGCGTGAAATCCTTATAAATTGATTGTGTAGCCTAGAACATGTATATCCGCCCCACCTGCATTCCTGCGGTAATCAAATTGTTGCGAACTATTTAAAGTCTGCGTAGCGGGATATAACGACGGCGAGTTCCAGTCGTTAGCTGCAAGATTGAAATAAGCGACACGTTTGCCTGTGCTTATAGTGGAGCCTGTCATTCTAGTCCAAACACCTCCCCCCAAACCCGCAGTGTCCCCTTGTATACTTACATTTATAAACGCCACACGGCTATTTGGGGGGATAAAAGAACTGCAACTAACTGCTGTAAAACTAGAAGCAGTACCGAATGACAGTATTTGATACGCACTTGTTTCTTCCGCATCTCTGTAAAGAACCGTAGATGACTTGCCATTCCATTCTTCAAGCACAAACGGTAGAATGTTAGCCGAACCGTCCGTTCTCAAAGTCAACGGCAACTGCACGACCTTTTGAACCACTGTGGCAATCGTTAATGTGCTGGCTCCATTGGTGGTAGATGCAACGTAACCGCCTGAATACGCATAGACGTAGTACCATGTGTTGTTAGCAACCGTCAAGCCGTCAGCGAGTCCGTTCGCTCCGTTGGTAGCCAAGTCAAGGTTACGGCTCGCACTCGCAAGGACGATGTTTGCTGTGTTGTCTTGAGTTCTTGCAGTCAAGGCTCCGTTGAAGTTGACTCGCTTGGGTTGAGCCGAGTCGTAAGTGGGGACAGGGGCGTTCAAGTATCCGTTTGGGAGGTCTAAATCCACCGCCTCATAAGCCGTCGCACCAGCATTGACACGAGCATACTTCAAAGCGTTGCCTGTAACGGTGGGATTCTTTACGGTATTGAGCGTGTTGATAGAGCTTGTATTTGTCGCAACCTGCGTAACCGTTGCGTTTGAAATATCTACACCAATAGCAATAGGGTCAGCGTTGGTTAATTGACCACCTTCCCATTTTAAGTATTTGTCATTTTCAATCGTAATCGGATTGATGCCACTAGCTGACTCAAAGCCCCCAATCCTTACAACATCAACACCCAAAGTCCCTGCAAGCTGTTGATTCTGCACAACAATTTTATCAAGTTGTGATTCTAAAGGCTTAGGTGGCACGTTGTTACCATTGCTTAATTGCAAGTCCTGTGTTACTGGAATATCACGAATTATCGACACTACAGCTCCGTTAGCTGGAGCTGTTAAAAATACGACGTTCGCATTAACAAGCTTGCCAGCAAAAGAAGCAGGCGGAGTAGTTGAGCTAATCGTGTAGTGCGTGGTCTTGGTTTTTAACACGCCGTCTAGGTAGACCTTAACATCGTCGTCATCAAAAATAGTAAGCCCTGTTAAGACATCGCCCGAAAGAGAGTTAATTGCAAAGGTTGTGACTGATCCATTGCCTGTATAAAATTGTTTATTCACACTTGACGTAACAGTCATTTACAAATCCTCCTATTATAGTTTAGCATTATTCCACCTATTCAACAAGGGGCTTTCCTCGATAGTTTCTAGTCGTTTCTGCGTACTGCTCAAGGGGGGTCATCTCTTTTAAGTCATCGACAACTTCTTGATACTTCTCGCCGTCTTGTGCCATTTGTGCATACTCACGAATCAAAGGCTCCCCACCGTAGTTCATCATCACCTTTAGCAATGGTAAGTTATACGCTGGCAACTGACGAAGGAGCAAGTTCAACTCACTCAAACGCTTTTCTTTTTGGCTTTCATCGTGACGTTGCTCTTGAGCATACGTCATATCGCTAGTGTCTTTGAACTCGCCACTGACAAATGACAATGTGGTTCCAAACCCTCTAAGCCCTGTTGAAGCCAGTGGAGCAAACAAAAGGTTCGCCATTGTTTCAGGGAGGCTACTATCACGGCTCATAGTATCCATAACGGCTCGTAAGTGCGTTCCTACAGGCAAGCCTAACATCCAGCTTTGCGTTACCTCTCCCATGACTCTTGCCAGCTTTTCTTCATCGTTTAAGCTGTCGTCCTGTAGAGTCTCGCCTACTGCCAAAAAGCCTTCATGCTCATTGTTAAACAAGCCGTTAATGGTATTGAGCAAGGCTCCGCCAGCCGTTAGGACTACCGAGTATTGAGCATACTTCGACGCAATCTTACTGGCTCCTAATATTCCTTTGCCGTAAGTCTTTTGGATACGTTCAATCTGCCTAGCCTCAACCTCTAAAGAGTTCGTAAGAAACCGTTTTAAGTGAAATAACGTGGCGGTGGCGATTTTATCTTTTGGAGAGGCTGACTTCATGTACTGCGACATAGAGCCTGAATCTTTAAAGATGTAAGATACTTCGTCCGAAATGTTGTTGACAAACTGACCAAACGCAAACGCTTTTTTGTTGATGTACTTGGTCGTTTTAATATCTCGCAACTTCTGCTGATTATTTTTAAGCTTATCAGGAAGATTAAGCATAAACTCCTCAAGGGTATTGAACACAATCCCTTCTTCTGCCTTTGCCTTAGCGTTGTAATTGATGCGTTGCTGTTCATAGTAAGGCTTTAACTCAAGGTCGATACCTTCTTCCAAGTCCTGCAATGCCTTTGCTTTTAGTTCAGGGTTCTCATACTTAGAGCCTATACGCTCCTTAAACTCTGCCTCTGTAATCGTACGGTTGACTCCTTGTTGCAATGCTTCTAAATCCATGATTCCTAGCTTCTTGGTACTTAACGCATTGTCAAAAATATCATCTAAAACGGACACCATGTTTCTATCGAGTCTAAACGTCTGTAAGTGTGTTTCCATTACAGGGTTCATCTTCTGCTTTAAGTCTATCGTGTCTTTCACAACCTGATGCAAGCGTAAGTTCGTTGCCATTTTCTGAAAGAACGTGACGTGTTCCATAGGGATACCACCCAACGCAGAAACAAGGGGGGATTTGTTGAACTTCTGAATCCGTCTCAATGTGGCGTTCGTGGTATTTTCAGATCGTGCAATGGCGTTCTGCATATCGTACACCATAGCATACTCTTTCATTGCCCCTAGAAGCTGAACGGTAGACACAAAGTTTTCAGGCGTTACGTCTTTCTCGTCAATGTTTAACACTTTTGCAATGACTGGCTTAAAGCGTGTCGCCATGTCTTGACGTGCTATCCCCCCAGCCATATACCGAAAGCTCATAGCAAAAATGTGAGACGTGTTCTTCATGCCTTCTACTAGGGTCATGCTGTTTGCCATAATCTCGCCAAGTTTATAACTTCTCTGCAAGGTATCCAATACCGTGTTTGTAAGAAACAGGCTAGGGCTTATAAGCTCTTTTGGGAACTGCGTAATCAACCCTTTCCAACTATGCTCAAAGTCACTCGCATTTAATGCCTTGCCAGTCCATGTCGCCTCGTAAAACGCATCACCAAACGCCTTGTTGAAATCGGTCGTGTCTAGGATAGGATTCTTAATCATATTCATAAATGACTTCTGCGTCTCATAAGGCACGTCTTTAATGGCGTTCATATTGGCTGGGAAGATGTAGTTTTTAAGGGATAGTCCGCCCTGTTGATTTTGAACAAACCTTGTAAACAACTCACGACTTACAGGGCTGTCTAGTTGGTCGGTGGAATACTTACGAAAGGTCAATGCTGGGTTAGAACCAAATAACTGTAGGATGCTAAAATCTTTTGAGATATTCTCGGTATCGTGCTTTAAAATGTTTGCAAGTATAGAACCTTGAGCCTCTCCACCTTCACTATAAGCGGACTTAAAGCGTGTGTTATTTTCCATAAGGTAAGCAAAGTAATTGTCAGCATCCTTGAAGTAAAAAGAACGCTGGGTAAACTTACGAGTGATTGACGGCAAGTTAATCCCGATCACGTCAATTTGTCCTGCTTCATCTTTAATTGCTGGAATCAACTCACTGTCAAACATCGCTTTTACAATGTATTTGTACCTTGTTAGAATAAGCTTGTCTAAGTTCTGCTTCTGTCCGTTTAGCTTAAAGAAGTCATCCCCTAGCGTTTTTTGGTGGTCGCCATACTTCATAAACTTGACCGCCATTGCGTCGATGCTTTGGTCAATCATTTTCTTTGTAATGTTAGGGTCTACCGTTTCGCCCTCTTTCAAGCTGTTGATATGCCCTTGCATCTTTTCTACAACAGACTTAAACACAATATCCGCCTTACTATGGATGTTTGGCATCACATAGTTTTTGTTCCACTCAATATCCAAGCCTAGCTCTTGAGCCTTGACGAGGTAGGTGTTTAGCTGGCGATACCACCCTGTCGTCATGGAGGTAAGAATCTCTTTGTTAATAGCGTCTGACGTGTCTATCATGTCGTTTTCACTTAAAGACTTGTCCACGATTTTTGAGATTTCTTCGGTCGTTAAAGCCTTGTACTTTTTCTTCTCGTTTGGGGCAAGGTGCTTTTCTAAATCCTTCCAAGTGGTATGAATAGACTCCAAGAACACACGGTCAATTACATCGCCGTGTGCTACGCCGTTCATAATGTTTGACTTAAAGCGTCCACTATTAACCAAATCACCATACTTTGCTTGCATTAAAGCATAATTGAAGTTGAGTGTGCCTTCACCTGTAAACACGCCCTTCCACTCTTCCGCTAAGCCAAGTGGGTTTAAGTCTTGAATATCCTTAGCGATTTCATGGATTCTATCAGGGAGTCTGCCTGCACCTGTGAGGGGTTCCGCTGTTCCGAATGTCATTATCGGATCAATACGATTGCCTCGTGTTGTGGCAAGAATAGCAAGCACAAAGTCTTCTTTCGACACGTTTTTTCCTGTTATACGGTTTAGTTCAGCTCGTGAAGATTCTAAGAAGCCAGCGGAGATGTTCGCCGTCTTGGCATCTGCTTTTACTTTGGCAATACCGTTAATGGCTAGGTTTTCCATTAAGCCGTGAAGGCTCTTATTGTCACCAACGGCATTTTTATAGGCTTGCACGATTCGGTCAAGTCTAACAATATCCGCTTCTGTTGCGAAGCCGTACTTGGCTGGTGTTGCGTCTAAACTACACTTGCTCATAAATCGAATCCTTCACAACTTAAAATCTGTTTAAACATTCTGTTCATTTCAGGGTCGCCTAAAAAGCTAGCCACTTCTTTATCAAACCCTTCTTCTTTCAGGTCTCTTAAAAGCGTCAATAGTTCAGGGGGGGCTTGACCGTCTCGGATCAAATCATTTAATCCTTCATCTATGACTCTAGGATCATCATAGTAGGCATTCTTTTTTGAAGCAAGGGCTAGCTTTTTTATTGTTTCTAATTTTTTATCAGGGGCTTTTACTTCGGGCTTAGGCTCTACCTTTGCCTTGTATGGTGTGTCTATGCCTTTGTCAGTTAATTTTATAGGAGTATCTAGGCTATCCGCCAGCTCTTTTACAAGCTGTGCTGTCGTTTTATCTTCTACCGAAAATAAAGTCGTTTGGCGTGGGTCACCCGACTCATCTACTTTGCTATAATAGTCCTTTATAAAAACCTCTAATTTTTTACTGCTGTTTTTGTAATTGTCAAAAACTTGCATTAAGTAATTTTGAGTTAAGGTTAATCCGTCATCAAACAAGCTTCCTTGTGCGTAGTATTCATCAAGCTTTGTATTTTTTGCTTTTAAATCAAGAAGCTTTGATGTGACAACACCAATATCCCCCGATATGTCTAATGGCTTTCTAATGCCTTGCTCAATCATCCCACGCATAGAAACAATAGTGGGGGATGCCCCAACGATAGCTTTACCTAAGTTTTTGCTAGACTCTTCTACAGAATCTAACATATTACTGATAGCACGTTGTCCTTCAGGGGCATCAATCGCCTTTGCTACAACTGCATTTTCAATACGCTTTAACCCAACGGCTGTTAACTGCCCTTCGGCGGTGACGATTGCCCCTCTCTCGTTAGCAGGAACAACTTCGTTTACAAAATCTCGTATAAACTCTATATTTATATCTCCAGCCGTATTAGGGTCAAGCACTTGTAGAATATCAGAACTTAGCTTGCTTGCATCTGTCTTTGCCTGTTCTAAAACACTCATTGAAGCCAAGTTTGATTCATTCGCTTTTTTAGTAAAAGCAACTCGATCTGTTCCTGATTGATTAACTCGCACTAAAACAGGTTGCTTTAATCCATTGACTGCTTCAGGTGATATGCCGTACTTGCTTGCGTTATTCACCAAGTAGTTTTTATACTCGGTTGCTTTTTGTGGAACGCTATCATAAGCCACCTGTAAGGCAAGCGTTCTTCCGTTACCGCTTTCTACTACCATGTCACTTCCCACAATAGGGCTACCGTCACTAATGGTAGAAGACTCTGCTAAGCGTTCAGGAATAAGCTTGTTTGCAATGGTTGTTATCTGCTCACGGCTTGCCTCTCGACTTCTATCTCGTGGTTGAAGTTCTGACGGATAGGCAGGGTTTGCCTTTAGGTCTCTTGTGTTGCTTGGAATCAACTCATCCATTTCAACAACACGATATTCTAAATCGTAAGCGTTGCCGTCATTATCAAAAGCACGAACTACATATCCCTCTAACGGTGGGGTTTCTAGTCTGCTTTGTATTTCTTTTTTTACATCTATATCAGATTCTATTGCTTCATCCAAGCTTTCTTTTTTCGCTACGGCTCCATGCTTACCGTCCAGCTTTTCAGCCTGCCTTACGCTGTAAGTGCTGGCTTCCTCATCCTCAATCATCCGCCCTACAGTGCTAGGCTTAATATCCACATTTGCTAAAGGGTCAGGCTTTACAATATCACCATAAAAGGATTCTGTCTTCTTAACGCCTAACGCATCGCCTGCTTGCTCTAGGTTTATCTTTTCGGGGTCAATGGAACTAGATGCCCCAAGTAGAAGCTTCTGTTTCGCTACGTCGGGGTTAGAGTGCTTACTAGCCACAAGCTCGATGTTTTGTGTAAGCTCCTGTGTGCTGGTGCTTAATTCGCCCAAGTGTTCGCCTGTTTCTTTTAAGTTTATCGTTTTGTTTGGATCAACAGGGGCATCTAAAATCTGCTCAATCGTAACAGGCTTGTTCCCTTTAATGGCAAACATGGTTTGAAAGTCTGCCATGTTATACTCGCCTGCTTTTTCGCTCTGCTCCATGCCTCGCATAATAGAACGAATGGCAAGCTCCCTGTCTTGGTACTGTAAAGCAAGCTTGTTTATTTGATTGCCTATCTTATTGACCTTACCGCCCTTGTCAATCAACGCCTGCCCCTTGCTGGCTAGGCTCTCATAGTCTGTAAGCTTTGGTGCTTGTGATTCCTTGCCTGTGACGGTTGGCTCCTCAACACGCACACTGGCATTGTCTACAACATCCCCTAGCGTCTCATCGGCTGATTTGATAATAGGCTTTGAGAAGTCCATATCCAAATTGTCTGAACGGCTGACGACATCAAGCATACCGCCCAAGTCTTCCATGACGACATCGGAATAAACGCCTTCAAGCTCCTTAGCACTTCTCTCTAAGTTCGTGCCTTCAAGCGTATTTCTAGCAAAGGACGCATTACTCGCTTCCGCTTCGGTTTTTACTTCATCCAATACGTCTGATAACATCTTCACTGGATGAATTGACTCGTCAACCCTTGAGCCTTTGTAAATATCAATAACTTTGCCAACGCCTTTTTCTAAACCGATGCCTGCAAAGCGAACGGCTGGGTTTGCAACTAAACCAACGCCAAACTGCGTAACTCCCATTTCAATAGCGTTCTTGTAGCTTGCCCCTTGCTTGAGTTCGTTTACGGTCGTCAACGCAGAGCCTACACCGTTCTCAATCAACGTAGAGTGAGCTAGCGTTTTAATAACCTGTGAGCCTTTGCTTCCTGTTTTGTAGACATCACTACTGACATCTAAGACACGTCTCGCTGTTGTGGCGACCTTTTGTAGCTTAGAGGCAAGGCTTACACTGTGAGCAAGCGTTACTGCTCCAGCACCAGCTAAGCTCAAGCCTCCAGTCGCAGGAGCAAGGAGTGCCGCTGCCCCCCACACAATCGCTTCTTCTGCTAACGCACTAGGCACGTTTGCTAAAATCGTGGGAGCTGAAAATCTTACTTTGTTCCAGTTTTCATTCCCTGTAAAGTTACTAGCGATTCTTGCATCTTCAACCTGTTGTTTGTAATCGTCCGCAATAATTTTGGCTCGTGCTTCTGACATATCACGACTAAAGTTAAACCCAACAGCATCACCGTATCGCTTCTGTAACTCTTCTTTCTTAATAATCGGAGCGTTACCGTCCCCACCTTGAAGCAATAAAGGGGCATACTTAAACTTACTTTCTAGCCAGCTCGTCGCTTGGTTCTGTCTAAATACTGGCGTAAACCAATCGCCCTCGAACTTAGGAGCAATGGCTTCTTCGGGAGCTGGTGGCGGAACATAATCTTGCGGATTGTCCGTGTAGTCTTGAGCGTATTGCTCCGCTGTTTGACCCATGCGATAAGGCTTCAAGCCTCCGTATGTGTCGTATTCTACACGACGTTGGATTGCTTTCAAATCAATATCTATCATTGATAAGCCCCTACCTGTCTCTGCACATTAACAGGAACATACTTGCTTACGTTGGAGTTTGGAACAACGCTAATATGAAAGTGCTTGTCTGCTTTCGCCCCTTCATCCCCCCATGAAATGACGTTGCTTTTCATAATCTTTCTAAGGGTTGCCATTTGAGTTTCGGTTAAGTAGTCTAGCCGTCCGCCGTCATACAAAACCTTTGCGGTAGCGTGCATCTTTGAACCGTGACCATTAAGCTTAATCTTTCCACCGACGCTGTTAAGCCCTACAATAAGCGAGTAGAGTTGTTGCTGTGTCTCTCTAGGACTCCCCACATTGTCGGCTACATCAAAGGCGATTCTGCCATTGTTGCCATGCTCGCCTGACTTAACACGATCCGCCGAGTTGATAAGCAACCGACTTGCCCCTGTCTTTTCAAGTACCTGATTAACGCTTGCTAAAGCCCCAATCGTGGGGATGCTTTGTTTCACGCTTGAGTTTTGAGTTAAGCTAAACCCAATCTTTCCAAACTGGGGGATGTTCACTTTTTGCCCTGTGCTAATAGCCCTGCCTACGGCTTCTAAGCTTTGAGCGTTTTTCTTTGCTTTGCTTAAAAACTTATTCCCTAGTGAATCGTAGTTAGACTTGAACTTGTCTATAAACGTGGGAAGTAATTTGCCATCTTTGTTAAACACGCCATTTTCGCCAACGTCTTTAACTGTTTGGGCGAGAACCAAATTGCTAAAAACAGAAGGGGGGAGCATATTTGTAGACTTGAACAACAAGGCATTTTTGTTATTGTTATTTGCCGTAACCAGTGCGTCAATCAATCCCTTTTTCTCATCCTTAAACAAGGTGTCAAACTTTTGTGAAATCCTGTAGGTTTGCAAATAGGAAAAGGCTTCCTGTGGACTGTCTGAAAGCTTCATCACGGAGTGGAGCGTTTGTTGGTCTGTAATGCCTGAAAGCTTGCCGTATGTTCTCATAAAAGCATCATAAGCTGGAGTCCCAATTTTAACCTGATAATGGTTGTAAAGCCCTGTAACTTGCTTATCATTGGTTGACACATTTCTCATCTGTTTTTCAAAAGTCTCTTGATCAACAGGGATTATTTGATACGTCTTTACAAACTCACTGCGAGATAACCCATTTTGGTCTAAAGCTATTGCATCCGCTGTACTCAAGACCCCTGTCTGAATAGACGATGTTCCAACCTTGTAAGCAACGTCGCTCATCCGCTCTTGTTGCTCTTTTCTTTTTTCTTCTAATCTTATCTGCTCGGCTCTAAATCTATCTTGAGCGGTAAGCACATCTTGAGCCACATTCGGGTTTTTAATTTTACTTACGTCAATGCCTAGCGGATTTTCTCGTAGCCTTTTCCCTAGCTTTTCGGATTCATTAAGTTGGTCTAATTGTTCCTTTACAAGTATTTTTTCTTGAGCGCCTACATAAGGGCTTGCTAATATCTTTTGAAGACTAGCCCTTGTTTGTATAATGGCTTCACCACTTCCGCCATTTAAAGCAAAGCTAGTGGCACTACTGCCAGCCTGTAAAGCCATTTTGGTTTGCGTCTGAATAATACCTTGTGCTTGCTTTGCTTGTGCTTGGACGGATTCCGCATACGCCTGTCGCCCCTGTGCGTCTAGCTTTGATTGTGCCTCAATCGACAACTGACTCAATGCTGGTATGTTTAGTATTACATCAAGAGACGTATTCAAATCTACTAAGTAATCGTTATAACTTTTTGAATTATAATAAGCATCCATTGTTTTTTGATAAAGTTCTTGGTTGCCTTGAGATGACTTTAAAGCTTCTGTTTCTACTGAAAGAATCATTTGGTCATGCTGACTCAATTTGTTTTTAACCGCAGTGCCAATGTACTGAAAATCAAGCTGATTTCTTTTGTCTTGTGGCAGAGGGGCAGTTTTTGTTGCGTTATGAATTGCATTTACTTGTAATGACAAATCTAAGTTTGACATACTTGCCACTTTTGCTAGATTCTCGCCAAGCTGAATATGAGCCAAGTTTAACTCGGCGGTTTTCATTGCCTTTTGTTGATCCAACGGCAATAACTCCAACATCGAACGAGTGCTTACATCTATAGCATCATTACGTTTCCTACTCCATGTGTTCTGAAAGCCTGTGAGATACCCCTGCTTTGTTTCTGTGGAACGCTTAATATAATCGCTGTAAAGCATAGGCTCTTCACCCTGTATGGTGACATAGCCTTTTGGGTCTATTGTGTTCAGCACTTGAGCGTCTTGGGCTTCTTGAGCCTTGAGGTTCTCTCCAAGCACCGTGTAGTCCACTTGGCGATTCGCATCCTGCGTTTGGTTAATATGGTTCTCAATAGCTCCGATTGTCTTCATAACGCCTGACATATCGGCTTGCTGATATTGAGCTACGCCGATGCTGGGACTTCCTTGTGAAATCTGCGACTGGATGCCTGTATAGCGTGATTGTTGATTGCTTCCCATGTTAGCCTGCTCCTCCGCCAGCCATTGCTTGAGCCACTGCTTTACCAGCACCAGCACCAAGGTCTGCTAAGCCAGACCATAATTGAGCTTTCTTTGCAAACTGTGCAGAGTAAATCTCGTTTTGCGTTTGTACTTCTTGTACCAACATCTCGTGCAACTGTGAACGCAAACTAAAGTTCATGTTACGCCCTTCTTGAGCGTAAACTTCTGAATTACTACCCCCCATTTGTAACGCCCCTTGTAAACGATTCGATAAGGCTAGCCCCATTTGGTCGGCAATATCAATCTGTCCAAGCTGTTGAACGTTTGCTCGCTTCTCCTGCTGTAATCGTAAATTGATTTGAAGCTGTTTAATCTTTGCTTTGGCTATGTTTTGGTTTATTCCCATGCCTATAGCCCCAGCCACAAGCCCAGCTCCAGCCATTGCGGTAGCATAATTTGTTTCGCCCCCACCTCCACTAGACTTATTAGCAGAATCACGAAGCCCACTCATCACGTTATCCGTTGAAATAGTCCTGTCAGATGAAGCACCGCTTTGTGATGCACTGGAGCCTCGTCGTCTCCGATATTGACTCATATCAATCGCCATGTTATAGCCTTTCGTAGGTTAGTAATCTATCTTCTATCTTAGCATCTTTCTGAACAAAATTAAAGTGCTTTGCGAACTTTTGTGCGACGACATCATCTTTACCGATATAAGCCGTCCACTTACGCCCTTCTGTTTTTTTAAAAATCTCTTTAACAAATTGAAATAACATCTTAGGGTTTGTCTCGGCTCTTATAGCAAATGACGGAACAAGCCTGCCGTCTTTCGTCTCTCGAATCCCCCCACGCAATATCGGCTGTCCGTTCTGCCACGCACAAAACTCTGACGAATCATAACGGTAACGGTGCATTTCATCCCAGTTCAACCACTCGTAATCATACAAAACATAGGGACGCAAGACCGTAATTGTTATATCTGTGTAGCCGAGATGTCGAAAAATATCGCCGTAATCGTAAGCGGTAAAGGCTCTTCTATCCATAACTTTAATACGATTTCCTCCGAGTTCTCGCAGTCAATCCGCTGTGCCTCTGTCGTACCTGTTCGAGGAGTCTTAGCAACCGATGTTTCTAACGTCTTGGTTAAACTAATCGTGTCAACATTATACTGTGGATCTGGTCTATCAAACAACGCCTGTGCGTAACAATACATCGACTCCCAAAAAGAAACCTTAAACTGCTGTATCTGCTTTCTCATTCCTTGCATTTCGGCTACGGTTGCCCCTACGTCAATCGTTTTAACGGTAGAGGTATAAGGCAAGCCAATAGCTACAACGCTCGCCTCAAATGGCAAGGTGAAACCTCCTGAACCGTTTACGGCAACAGTCCCCACCGCTCCGTCTGCAATATAATGACACGTCTTGTTTGCAAGATGCGTGGCTCCAGTAAAGGTGTCGGTTGCTGTGCCGTCATACTTAATGTATAAATCCGCATACCTTGCACTGATTGCCTTGTCTTCCGCAAAGAAGCTGGAATCATATTCTCTCGCCATAATGCTGATAAACTTAGAACCGCCACGAGTCCCCATAACCCACAACTCATCAACGCCTGTGCTGGTATTTGGTAATACGCAAAGATGTTCTATTGTAGATTCTGCAATAGTGTGCCGAGCAACCGCAATTACTTTCTGCTCTTCGTGATACGTCATAGATGCTAACGTACCGTCGTCAAACACAAACCATATCAAAGGAGTGGGATACGCAACATAACGCATCCGACTTACACGTTTATTGAAAATATGCGACCAATAAAGTGTCAAATCTTGTGAAACGTAACCTTTTTGCTCATCACTATAAGCAAAAGAATAAACTTGGTTGCGAAGGCGAGACACACAAATAATGTTACCCTCAACGACAACAGGTTGAACATTACTCATCGCAATAGAAGAAGTCAACGTCATTGAAAAACTAGAAGGCGTAATTGTGTCAATGTTACTTGTAAACAAACCTGATTCCGTACCAATAACCAAGCCAATATCTGAAACCATAAACTGAATGGTAGATGCTACGGCTGATGCAAGAGTAAAGAATATCGCATTTGTCGTGCCTATATTGTCCGCAGATCCAACCTTGCTACTTGGAGCAAAACTATCCAACTGATTTAATTGTGAACCCCAGCCACTTGACGGTAATGTAGGTGTGTTAGCATACCATAATCGGTTTTGATGAAACACTACGTTTGACGGATAGTTTCCTGTATAAAAAGCCCCTAGTCGCCAAATGGTAGTTGTTCCACTATGTCCTGTTTGGTTTGGTGCCGCAGTCCATGTAACCACCGTCGCACTGGTATACGCTGTAATAGTTCCCCATAACCAAACACCTGTACTTGGGTTTTCAAAGCGTACAAGCCGTCCTACGTCGTTCGCAGTGAAGAGGGAAGCACTTGCTGTCATAGTGTGTGCAGGCGTAGATCCTGAAAGTGTTAAAGTAGTAGCCGATGTGTTAATGCTCTCGTATGGTCCGTCAACAAAAGACACTGTAGCAAGCGTCCAGTTATTGTCCGCTAATCGTGTAAGTTTTCTTGGCTGAAAGCTGGGGTGACATATATAAACCACGTCGTTAATTTGCGTCGTCTTTATATCTGCTACCGTGCTTGTGCCATAAGGGGTTGTTAATGAATAAGGAGTGCCACCACTTAAAACCGCACCGTTACGGTTATAAACTCTCATTGTTAGATTTCCAAATACCAAAAGTAATGCTTGTGAGTTGTTAAAAATAAACTCAACGAAACGCAAACCTGTTGTGCTGTCAAAGTAATTGACGGCTGGGCGACGTGTAATAGCTCCACTTACAAGAGGATACATATTTTCTAATTCAGCCACAAAGGTTTCATACGCTTGCAAATCAAAGCGTTGGTGATACTTAGGAGACACCTCTCCTGATGCAAAAGAGTTTTGCTTACAAAGTACCACTATCGAAACCCTCGCCCATTAGGAGCGTAAGGACTATTGGCTAGGTAAGACTGACCATAAACATCTTGGTTGACAAGCTTAATGTCTTCATGTACGCCGTCATGTGCAACACACTTGCCCCAATGCTCCAAGAAGTCAGCGTTTAATAATTGCTGGGTAACGCCAGTCGCCGTGACTGAACTAATCATTTGCTTTGCCATGTAATAAGCTAAAGCTGTTCTAAACAATGGCGATGTTTTATCAATATCAATCGTGTAAGTATACTCGGCATAAAGAATATCACCGCTTGTTACATGGATGCCGTCTGCTCCGATGCGAAACTTTACTTGCCGTCCGTCCGCATCAACGACATCCTTTAATGATAATGCTCCTTGTGGCATAGCTCGAACGCTACTGAACCCAACAAAGGGAGTAACTCCTGAAATAGCCACAAGTTCTGCTGTCTTTAGGGCATAATTGAAGTAATGAGAAGACAGTAGATGAGCATAAGACCTGTCATAAATAATGTTAAGTGTTCTTGATTGTGAAGAAGTAGCGTCCAAATCAAAAACTGGAGGCTGTTTCACTAGCAATAACGCTTGGTTACAAACCTCCAGTTTTGACATAGGTTAAACTCCTGAAACTAACAGGGATACCTTGATTTTCCTAGCAGTGGTGGGGTTGGCTCCACCAATGGTTAAAAACAACGTCTCGCCTGCACTAGCCGTACGAGTACGATCTACAAGCCCTGCCTGAAGAGAGGTCGTGCCAGCGGAAGCTGTGGAGGTAGCTGCTAAGTATTTACCAGCAGTACCAGTAATCCCAATCGCTACGGTGGTTGATGCACCAAGTGCTTCATACGTTACCGTAGATGCACCCAACACAGCATCCCCACCTTCTAATGCGATAAGTTCAATGGTATCTCCATTAACAAGACCAGTGGTCAATACATCAATGTCGTAATGACGCACCTTTGAGCGGTATTCAGGATCTAATCTACGGCTTTTAGCCGTTTGTTGTTTTCTAGGATCAGATAAAAAGTTTGCCATAAACTAGGTTCCTTATTTTTTACAATCCACACGGAAAGCGGCTTCTTCATACACACGCATGACGTTGTATGCCATTTTAGAATAAACTTGACCATTGTACTTTTTCTCGGGCATATTAGAAGATGCATAAGATTTGACGTTTTCAGGGTCGTAAATAAATGCCTTCGGATGCCAAGCGTAAAGCTTCTGAATTGTATCCGTCGCCGTGTATTCTTTAATGTTGCTTGAAAAATACACAAACTTAATGCTTCTGTAGTTGGAGATTCTATTTTTCATAGGATCCCATTTGAAAAATGTAGCATATTCAGAACTTGAAGTACGAGCTTGATTATACAATAAACTGGATTGACGCTCCGTCATTAACATACAAAGACTAAAGCCATTCATATGTTCAAACTCATCCCCAATCAGCTTGTTGTCTTCAGCTCTATTTATTAACTCGTCAAGTTTTGTTAAGCTCAAAGCAGTGTTTGTTCCACTTGAGTTAAAATCACGAGCAATAATGTTACTAGAGTTAAACGAGCGAGTTGTCGTACCCGTTGTTCCGTCAGCGTTCAATATGTTAGTAACAATAACATCTTCTTCAAAAGCATCAATAAAAACATCGTTTCTCTTTTTGTTCAATGCTTCTGAAATCATTTTGACGTAATGGTTCTCGGGGGAGAACGAAATTGAGTCTAAATCAGCGAACTCATCAATAGGAATAGCGTCCACATCCCAGTATTTTTTGAAAAACGTACGCTTTTCAAAATCAATATCTTGGTAAGTTGTATCGCCAAAACGCTGATCGTAGGCTTTAGCGGAAGCAGAACGCCCACCTTGATTCCATGTTTTTGCTTCATTCCCTGCAGGAATAGGGTAAGCTGTCATCATGGGATTAAAAATAGAAGATATTGTTCCAATCTTCTCTCTTACTGAATTATCAAATGCAGTAGAGTTTAAAGCTGGCAAGTTATAATTAGCTGGCATCAAACCTCTTCCCTTCTTATATTAACAACTACGCCCTATTAAAATAGTACACTATCCTTTTTGATATTGCAAGCTCTTTATTCTTATAGCCTCATGCTTATTCATAATGCTATTCCATGTATTTTGTGCTTGGTTATAAAGAGGGTTAGCACGATCTGTCAACGCATTACGCAACGCTGGAACTTTAATTACTTCATTGTTCCATTCGTCTTGTGCAGTAGCAAAAGAGCCTGATACACCTTGACCGTTGCCGTCAAAATACTTAGGCTCTGCTAAGTCTTTAGCAACATCATTTAGAAAAGTAAGCATCTCTTTGTTTGAGCCAAAAGATGTGATGATAAGGTTCTGTACTTCTTCACTAGCCCGAGAGTCAATCAGATTCTTAATGCCTTTCATGTTAGCGTCAAAGTCCGCTCCCCATTCAGCTTCAAGCTCTTTACGAGTGGCTTCTGTTTGAGCAATGATCTGCTTTTCAAATAAGGCTTCCTGTTTTTTAACCATTTCAGCTTGTAAGTTTAACAACTCGCTGGCTTGTTGAGCGGTGTAGCCCTTTTCTTTAGCAAAGGCTTTAAACTCTTCAAGAAGTTCAGGTGGGGCTTTGTACATATCGCCGATGTCTTCACCGTAGGCTTTAGACAAATCAGCGGTTTCCCATTCTTTTTCAGCTTCAATTTGAGCTTTAGTACGACGGTTACGCTTTGCTTTCTCTTCTTGCGTTTCCTCTACTTCTTGCTCTTCTCCAGTTTCTTCTTCAACTTCACTATCAACAGGTGCGGTTTCAGCAAAAGGTGTTTCTTCTGCTGGCGTTTCAACAACTTGTTCTTCTTTGATTTCTTCAATCGACATTATAAACGTCCTCCTCATTTACCCACACTTGGGCTTGACTACTATTAAAAAATAAACCAATATCTATGTTTAGAATCCCAAGAATCCCTGCGATAACAGACTGCTCGCCAGCACTAAACGCATAGTCAGTGGCGGTCTTTCCTGTAACTGGAGGGTCAAAAAAGGTGCTACGATCCAGCAAGTCCATTAACACAAACTTACCGTCTTGTGTTCCAAATACTTTTTTGTACGTTTCAATCGTTTTAATCTTGGCTGCTTCAGGCGTTAGTTCTGCACGAAGTTTGTTAAGTTGACTTTTAAACGGATTCATTTTTTGTCCTTTAATTCTTGCTTTTCTTTCCAGTCAAGAAAATCGTTTAATTCTTTTTCTTCTTCATAATAAGTCCATACTCCCAAAATTAAAGACACTGTAAATACATAAAGCATAAGTCTGTTTAAGAAGGGGTCACTAAACCATTCGCTCATTTTCATTGCTGATTCCCCATAGCTTCTGCGGTGGCTAGACTCTGCTCTGCACTACCTGCGTTCTTAGCAATGTTCGTGGCTTGCTCCATGCCTTGAAGTTTTTGTTGTTGTTCTTGCTGTTGAGCCATTGCTTGTTTAATTTGCTCAATATCTTGAGGGCTTTTTAACACCCCTGTTGGAATATCGGTGGCAATCGACATATACTGTAAGATATAATCCGTGTTGATGTACTGCGGAATAGCAGGGTCGATTTGAGCCATACCCATGGCGAGTTGTAAGAACTGCTGAACACCGTCTAGGCTCTGCATCTTTTGAGCTTTAGCGAGTGGTGAGCGATATTCAATCTTTACATTCTGCAAGTCTTCAGGAGGAGGAGGCATATGTCCGTCCTCTAAAAGAATCGAGATGCAACGCTCAATCAATCTATCTAAGTATTCAGGCTCTAGCCGTCCGATTTGTGGAGAGATATTTGTAATTCGAAGCATTTGACGAGTAGATGATTCCGTAGCAGACATACGAGCCTGCTTGTCTTCTTGAATCATATCCGCAAAGAAAAGTTCCGAAATCTTACGCTCCCACATATCAATCGCATTTAACGCAATATCAGGGCGAGCCTTGCTATCCAATACTTTAATCGTGTTCTCGAACGTGCCACCTTGAAGCTTGTCAATGACCGTTACACCGTCAGGGGTAAGGTTAAGCCCACGTCCTGCGATTGAGTCCGCAGAGACGAGCAGAGGGGGGTTTGCGAGCTTGTTTACACCCTGTAAAGCGTTCTTTACCATAGCAGACATAACCTTCAAGTCAGGTATGGCTATCATAGCTTGGCTTCGTCCATAGACTTCGCCCGAGTATACTGTCCAACGTGGTGTCACATACGGCATCGTCGATAAATACATTTCTTCAAGAATCAAATCGTTTGTTTTTAAAATGTAACAAGACTTATACTTTTTAGCTTTGGAGTTGTTGCTTTTGGGATTATATTTGTCGTTTGGCATCACGACGTGTAAACATTCAACCGTGGTATCGGGGTTTGCTTGGAACTGTTTGAAGGATTGAGCATCCCCTTGTATGGCTTTTTGGAAGCGTCCCTCTAGGCTTCGAAGAGTAGTTGTAAAATGGCGAGCCACTGTGTTAATTTCACCATTAAAGTCAGTGTCGATAAACATCTCTCTAAGAGGTACAGAAATAAAGCGGATGCGTTTTTCAGGATCGGATGCAATGTACATCCCAGCCAGTCCATAAGCGGTGTAATCCGTTAATAGTTCAAGGCTCTTTTGATAAAAGTTCGTTGACGAAAACGTGGAGTATAACGTCTCTTCTAACAAATCAAGGTACTGACGAGCCTCGTAGGAGGTGCTTGAAGGGTTGATAAAGCTGGTTTCTAGGGTAAACCACCGCTGTTCGGCTGGGGCGACTAATCCTTGAAGGGTAGAAGCAAAACGGATGTTATATTTAACACCAGCTTTAGAATAAACTTCATGGCTACGGTTGCCTTCTGTAATACGTCCACTCGTAAACCAGCCGTCTCTATCCATAACAAAGCGGTCTATGTCTGAATACAGGTGTTCCATTTTGGAGCGTTCTGTTTTCATGTTTTCAAATCGTTTAAGAATCGACTGTATTTTATAATCTTTCATAAACTATTGATAAGCTCCGAGTAATGTTTTTTTACTGGTTTCAACAGGTTCTTGTGGTTTGCTTCCTGCAAACAAAGTATCTTTTAGCAAAGAGCTGGTGCGTTGTAAGTAAGCTTTGCGTTCCGCTAAGCTTTCTGAATCGCTTAAAGTTGGTGTTTTTGGTGCTTCTTGGATTTTAGGCTGACCACCCATAAATAAATCTCCCTTTTAATCTAGGTATTTATAATCTACTATAACATTTACGGTGGAAGGTTTCAAGCTTAACTTTTCATGTTTCTCATTTTCAGCCCACCACACGGCAAATGCTCTTAACGCATCGGCTCCATGCGAGTATTTATCATGTACAGGCATCTTTTGATAAACCCCTGCATCGGCATCATACTTTCGTTTATAGTTTCTTAGGCACTCAAGCCCTTCGCTGGCGTTCTCGGAGCAGAACAACATTCTAGGCAGGAGTAACCGTACTTGTTCTATTCCGTCAAGCAATGGAGGTTTACGAGCCTTCTTGGAGACGGTATCGGAGAGGTAGTGAAAGGTAACACCATTTTGTTTAGCAATGTCAAACTTGGTTAGTCCTGATTCGTTACATTGCAGGACATCATGTGGGGCAATATGTTTATGGACGTTATAGGGTTTACGATTGACCTCATGGCAAATCGTCGGCAGTGGTGTTGAAATCCATTCTTGATAATCTATGGCATGAACGATACCTGTTTCAGTATCAACTTGTAGCCACCAAACGGAGGTAGCATCATTATAGCCAAAGTCCCAGCCAGTGTAGGTTTTGAGTTTGGGGTTATAGGGTAGGTGTTTAACATTACCTCTTTCATGTAGCTGATCGAGTTGTTGAGCGTAGTAGGTTCCTGATACAGGGGCGTTAAAGTCGCAGTAGTATTCTTGAAGGATAATCTCTTCAGGGGTTTGTTTTCTATCTCGAATGTTTTGTATATCTTCTTGGCTAATCACAGGCACGACCTTTCCGTTTACGATTTTACTGGTATCCTCAATAGTAAGCAAAGAAGTATACCAGTGTTTGTTCTGTTTAGCTGCTTCATACAGGTAATATAAGGCGTTGCGACCCTTTGGTGTACCGTTAGCTAGGAACCAGCCTCCATTCTCAACCAGCACAGGCTCAATAATGGTCTCATACACAGACGGTTTCTTCCATTCAGAAAACTCGGACGCAATAACCCCTTTAGGGTTTGACCCCCTCAACGAGTCAGGCTTATCCGCTCCTACTACTTGTATCGTCGAGTGACTCTTAGGGTCTTTCCCTTCAATGTTATCCCTTGTCTTCAAATAGATAATCATCTCTTGGTCACTAGAGTTCTTGTACAGCAGTTGAGCAGGGATGTAATCAATAATCCGCTTGCCTTGTGAATCAATCGATTGCCAGAACGCCTTGCGTCCTTGTGAGTATTCAGGAAACGCATACCAATAGTTCCCAGCCGTCTCAAACGCAGAAGATAACAATATCTCCCAACACGTCTTATCCTTTCCAGCTCGTCGATGCCAAACAAGCAAGATACGCTTAACCCCATTCTCAATCGCCTTAAATACAGGCAGTTGATAACGGCGTGGACGATATTCAGGATCAACCAAAACAATCATTGCGAATCCCTTAAACTTGTGCTATACTAAGTGGGCATATCGTATACCTTTTTATTTATCATGGTTTCACTCCGATTCTACTCTGTAAAACAACCCCCCCAGCTCAACACTGGGGGTTTTTTATAATGTGTAATACTGATTGAGTAATTCTTCTTGCTTCATTATTTAATTCTTTAGCCTCTTCTAACCCACGAAGCAGACTAACAGTAATAGCGTATTTTCTTTGTGGCACACTCATAAACTCTTCCCTTAAAGGGGCAAGTGTTTGATAAAGGGGAATAGGATTGTTTTTAGGGATTTCTTTTTTTGACCAAAATAGATTTAACAAATCTTTCCACATCTGCTATTACTCCTTTTTCTTATTCAACCAACTCTCTACTCGCATCCAACACCACTCCTTTCATCTCCTCCACATCGTAACCACTCATATCTAAATTGACCAACTGTAACGTCAGCCCACTCACACCCTTCTCACCTAACTTCATCATCACATCCACCAACTTGCCAGCACTCAACAACTTAATCTTGTCATCCTCACTACGCATTAAATCCTGTAACACCAAGATCGGGTTCTCTCCACTCTCCAATCCCTCCCTTAACGTTCCCACCATGTCCAAATCACCCTCACTCGTATAACACAACAATGGATTGCGTTTATCACCTGAAGGAACTGGAAACATAGAGGACTCCTTTAATTTGTATAGTGCTTAGGATTTTGGTTTAGTTTATGGGGGGATATAAAACCATTTACCCATGTCCCCGAAGGGGGGGAGCAGGCTTCCTGCGAACCCCCCGAGGGAGGGCGGGTAGCGGTGACCCCGTAGGCAGGTGGTGTATACCTCCTGATAGTTACTCAATTATAATAACACATTTAAAACTTGTTTTAAAGGTGTTTACTTATCACGAAGTGATTCCATATAAATTATATCTCCCTAATTAAACAGGTGGAGTAGGGAAAAATTTTTTTAAATACCATGTTTTCCCCTTGTCATGCAAGGTTTTAGCGTTTTAGTCCTGATTGCATGGTAAACGTCTGATAATCTACATTATGTTCTGGGGTGTAAAGGGTTGCTATGCCTGCGTTTCTTCCTTCACGCTATCAAGCGTCTGCCTTCACGTGGCAGCAATGCACACCTAGCGATGATGCAAGGGCTATAAGCCTTCATGCAAGGGCATACAGGGTATTGAACAAGGATATAAGGGTTATGAGACTTTATTAATTATTTTATTATATATATATATATATGTATATATAAGGGGAATAAAGGAAAAATGTAAAACTCCCTCCAGTCATATCAAGGCTTCCCCCCCTTGCATGTCCCTTCTCTGCCTGTTTTGCTGATCCCTGCGTGTGCCTCTACCCTGTGCTGTGAGACGTTCTCCCGAGTTGTCAAGCACTTGCAACGTCATACAATTGCGTCCCCCTTGCATTGCCCTTGCGTTAAAAGGTGTAGACTTGTGGCTAGTGTGGGTTTGTGTATTGCTATACATTTTCCAAACCCTTGCGTAATTTGACTAGATTGCCTCATCTCCTCCGTATGATGTAAAGATATATTACACCTGTTGACATATAATATATAATATATTATAATGTATATATAAGGTTGATTAAAGAACGCCTTATGTTTATGTTTTACAGATAATTAGGAGTTTATGATTATGAAAGTTTTAAATGATTTTGAAAATGCCATTAAGCAAGACTTGGAAGGCAAGACGCTATTTGTAATGGTTACAAGTGTTTCAGCTAGTGGTATGAGCCGGACAATGCGTGTATTCACAAGCAACGGTATAAACGACCTTGTCGAAGTCACTCATTCAGTTGCAAGCGTTTTGGACTTATCTAAAACAAACAAAGGCTTGCGGATTCGTGGTTGTGGCATGGATATGACTTTTGCACTTGTTAATGATTTAAACCACACTTTAGGCTTAAGCTTGAAGCGTGAGATTTTATAAGTTATTACACGCTAGGGGTCTAAACGCCCCTAGCACCTATTAAAGAAAAGGAGTTTATGATTATGACTTATTGGACTACAAAAAGAAAAGAATCAGAATTAAGTTTTATATCTGATGCCTCGCCTTTTTTTAATAAGCTAGAACTAAAAGAAGAAGAAGGGACTAGCTATTTAGGGCGTGTTTTTGTAAAAGAAGTATCAGAAAGAAAGATCCTTGAACTGGAGGCTAGAAAATGGAAAGATAGCCACGTTATTAACGTACAAATGGACGGATACTACAGAGGCAAGAACTTAAGAAAGGTTCTAGCCGTGTTTAGCCCTAGTGAAAAAACCCTAAAAAGTCATGTTTCAAATAGCTTAAACCGCTTTCATCATATCGATATACTGCCGAACGACGTAAAGGTCGAGCATTGCAAAGTGACGAAATTGTTTAAATATACCTATTAGCCCCCCAACGCTAGGGGTTTAAACGCCCCTAGCACCCATTAAAAAAGGATTTAAACACCATGACCCAACAAGCCAACGCCATCGTCTTATCCCTCCTCGCAATCATGCTAGCATGTTCATTTGTGCTAGCTGGTGCGATTACAATCGGGAGCTACGTTAAGACGCACCACGACGACGTGAACAAGCCTAGAATGAATCCTTTAATCGAACAAGGAGTGAAACCATAAGGCTTTAAAGCCTCACCCTGTTGGTAATTTAGCTAGTCACCATAACGAAAGGAAACTAAAACCATGACCTTTGAACAAACAATGCACACCATAGAGTCCCACCTTGAAGCACTGCAAGCCGAATATGACCGCTTGCTTGAAGAAAATAACCAGTTGAAAGAAAGTATTTTGCGAAAAGATAAAAAGATTAACCAGCTAGACACATTTTTTAAACTTAATCAGAAGAAGAAACGCTAATGACTAAAAACCCTCCCCCCTGCTACCCCTATGTAGCCGTTATCGCCATTGTAGGCTTGCTCTTCATGCTCGCCTATGCACCAAGTTGAAAAGGAAATGCACACCATGTTGAGCCAAGAAGAAACAGAAATGCAAAACTATTGCCGTAACATTGAAACCGATACAATGAAAGCGATTAAAGCTTACATTGACAAAGAAGAACGCAAAAGACAGTTAAGCATAATGTTATTATGGGGGATCGCCTGTACCCTTCTCGGAATAGGCATCTATCTTTTCATCACACTTTAAACATAAACTCACCCCCTAGCAATAGGGGGCTTTTTTTACCACTAACACAAAACCCCCTGTAACCATAAAATCACAAGGGGCGTGTGTACTTTGAAATAATCCACAACCAGTATAACACATTTATGCAAATAATGCAAACCTTACAGAATTAATCCTAAGCTTCCAAAATAGCGTTACCCTTGTCAATATACCTAAAACGCATTTACGCACCGTGTGAGCTATGCTAGCCATTGCTAAGCTTCTTCTGAAAGTGGTAGTCCCAACAAGGTATTAACCTTTTCTTGAATAGCTTGATGATTTGACTCGAAAAACGGTAAAATCTTATCTATGGTTTCAAGAGAAAGAAGAACTTCTTTTTCTTTACGCCCTTTGAGTATTACTCCATTTTTATCACTGTGGTCTTCTAAAAATAAATAAACGCAATACAAGCTAGACGTTGTATTGTCAAGCCACACGTAACCTTTTTTAAAACGTCTGTCTTTGTTCCCTTCAATAAACTGATCCGCTAAATCGTGAACATGAACAGTTAATTCATATTCAAGAGACTCGATAATATCACTCGCTTTATCGTGGGCTTCTGTATTTATAAAAACCATGGTATAATCTCCTTAACTAATTACCGCCCCGACCTTTGGGGCTTTTTTTATTATAACACAATTATGGCGAATATGCCACAATTAAAACGCACTTAACCATTGATGCACACGATTTAACCATTTCTTGTGCAAAGCATTAACCACCTGCACAAGTTTAGCCGTTTTGTGTGCAATATGCCTTAAAAAACAAAAAACAAGCCTATATATATTATTTAAGTTTACTTAAATAAACATTATCATTAACATTAACATTAACATTAACATTAACATTAACAGTTCGTTTTGTTCAACAAAATGAACATGTGTTCGTTTTGTTCATGTTTGTTCAACATGTGTTCG